AGCATTCAAGCCGGGGAGAAGTTCTTTAAGTAGTTGTGCGCGTGAAATAGCCATTATTTATCTCCTTATACCGCAGTTGTGTTGCGATACAGGTGGCAGAATTGGTTCCAAGTAACCAAAACTTCCACGAACGAGCCAACTGCTGGCGCGGTATCGGGAACAACGTCGATGACTTTGAGGGGAAGAGTAGCGGTTGCTGCGGTGCTATTAAGAGCGCCTTGCGTACCGTCACCAGTTGCCGTAGAGCCCGTAACCGTTTGGTAGACGATAGACGCATTACCGCCAACCATAGTGGAACGGCTTGCCTGACTAGCAGACGGAGCAGCGTCAGCGGCAGACTGAATAGCCGCTTTCATTACCAGATCAGGATCGTCTGCAACAAACGCTACAGTACCGTTGGTGCTATCAACCGTTTGGGTAATCGTAGCCGGGTAGTATTGCCCGAACACACGCTGACCTGACGAATTGATGTAGCTACAACCCATGAAAATACCAACAACTGCTGTACCGGTAGCGGTAGCGGTAGCATTGTTGATACACCCATTGGCGGACATGACCACAACATCTCCAAAGAAGATATTTGTTGCGTGTCCAGACGCAATAGCCATCTGCCGGGTAGAGCCAGCAAAAACTTGCCCCCCTAGCAGATTTACGGGACGAAACCCGTAAGAGGCTGAAACAGTAGGATAAGCCATATAAAACTCCTAAAAAGTTAAGTTATTTAGCCCCACGCCCAAAGGAGATAGACGACTTGCGCTCTGAAAACAGAGGCATCCTTGGGTCGTTGGTCTTCATAAAACTGTTATCGACGGCTTCAACTTGAGTGTCGTTTGCATGTTTGTAATGCGCTGCGCGTTGATCCATAAACTCCTGTGGAATCTTGCACAACAGCAAACCGCCAATCTCAATGTTGCCTTTATAGCGAGAATTTTGATCTGATTGCGATGGTATTTCCGGATGATCTTCGGCCTTGCAAGGCTCCCAACCTTCACGAAATTTTGCAGACACATTCGTAGGATCAAACACCCCCATGATTGATGTCCGTACCCACCTAAACGCCCATCCCGGTTGAGGGGTAGGAGCAGGTAGCAATTGCGCGGGTGCCCACGAAGTTTTACGTTGCGTAGTTTCGCGGGATTCCAAGTCACGTGCCAAGCGGTTTTCAGCCATTGTTATTCTCCGATTTCATCATTTCACGTACGTACGCTTCGGGCGTAAGTCCAAGTCGTTTGACAAGGGCTGACTGGGACGTTGTTAGCCGTATTCGTTGCGGCGTAGTAGTCCGTGAAACTGGAGCAACAACAGGTGGCGCTCCGGTACGTTGGGGAGGTTTACCCGGCGCATTCGTCTGGCGGGGGGTTCCCGTTTCAAACCGATCAGGAAAAGCTCGTCTTACTTGAGTGTTGACTTTTTCGTAGTAGTCATCACTGCGGGGGTCTACCCCCGATTCAACTAGCTCCTGATGCAAACCTAACGCAAATCCAGTCATCTTCTTGTCGACGCCAAACCATGTGTTTTTCGTTCGCCATGATTCTGCTTTTCTGTCGGTAACTGGAGCTTGTTCTATAGGTTGTTGGACCTGTTGTACATCATTGTTTTCAATTTGTAAAGTGGGTCTTATTGACTGAATATCCCGCATCCGAAGTTTTGCGTCAGTTAATTCCTCCTGCGCGTCAGCAATCAGATCGGAATCCCCGGCCTCATATGCTTTTTTAAGGTGCTCTCTGGCGATAGCAATTTCACTCGTAGCAGACTTAGTAACCTCGGTGACAAACATCTGTTCACCATGCCCAACTTGATTACGTAGGTGCCTTATCTCCCTATCTTTTGCCTGAGCATAGTTAAAAGCTTCCTCGCGCTCCCGGATGGCAGTTTCTTTCTCCCTGCGCTCGTCGTGCCAGACTTTCTTCATCTGGCTCAAGCGGTACTTTACTTTACCGTCGTATGCCTCAAGGTCATCCGCTTCCAACTCCTCCACCTGCTTTTTAGGAAGAGGTAGGCGCTTTTGATCCTCAGGAGGAGCGTCGTCAATGATCTCTATTTCAATCTTAGGAGCGTCAACCGCCTCCGCTTTCTTGGCGGGTTCTGCGTTTTCTATTTCGTCTGGAAATTTATAATTATCAGCCATGGCCTACCCCCTATGCTCGTGCAATTCCGCGTGGGTCTTCAACCAAACCCTCGACGGTATCGTCGTTAATGATGCGAAATTCGCGCCCGTGGATTTTCAAACGTGAGCCTGAATTGGGCCGAACAAGAATGAAGTCACCTTCTTTGCACCACGGCCCAGATGGGAATCTGGTGGGGTCTTTATAGCAATCTGGCCCTAATTTCATAACAAAGAGTACAGTGGTTAGCCGTTCTTCCGCATAAATGGTGGCATCCGCTTTTACAAGTCCACTATCAAACTTGTCTTCTACTTCTGGAACCATACACAGAATATGGAACCCGGACGGCTCCGGCATCTGTTTGGCTTTCTTCTCTGCGGTATCAGGTAGGGGCGTTCCGTTTTCCCCAATCAGAATTTCACTCATCGTCGTCAGTCTCCAAGCGTTTTGCAAGGCCCGTGATAGTCTCCTTTGCGAATGTCAGGCCCTGAATGACCCCGCAAAGTTTGTGGTACTCCGTAAAGTCCTTGATAGTTCCCTGTGCAACAAACTCTTGGAGTTCGTCGCTTCGTTCATCCAGCTTGGACAGGATGAATTCCATTGTCTGATCTACAACTATCGTCATTGGTTAGTCCCCCCTTTAGGTGGTCGGGCCATCTGTGCTTTGCTTTTCGCTATGTCGATACCCAGCCTTGTTCCTTCAAGTTCCTGTTTGTTTTGCTGTTCCGTTTGGTGTTTCTTGATATCCACCCCTAGCCTTGCTCCATCAATCTCCATCTGGTTATTGATCTGTGTCTCACGAAGCCTAATGTCGTCAGCTTTGGCTGCGGCATCTGCGGCGTCCTTCTTGGCTTTGCGTTCAACTTCAGACTGCTTGATCTGAAGCTCTTTCTGCTGCATCTGGATAAGTGGGTCTTCCTGTTGCTGCTGGGCCTTTTGGGAAGCGGCTTCCCCTTGGTTTTTCTGGAGTAGCTGTTGCGCGGCTTGTGCGACAAGCGAAGAAAGTTGAACCTCAACTTCTGGGGACAGGTACAAGTCTTCTTGGTCTGCGTCTTTGTCCGGGATCGGGGGGAGCGGCGCACCCAGTTGTTGTTCAATTTCACTGCGGTAATGAAACGCCACATGCTCCATGATATGAGCCTGTGCAGCCGCCATAATTGACTGCGCCTGTGGGTTTTGCCCCATGATCTGCATGATCTGGGGGTCTTTAGTCGCGGAGATATGAACCGCCAAATGTGACTTATGGTCTTGGTACATGAAAGCTTTAACCGGCTTACCATTCAAGATTGCCATGTTCTCAGACACGGGATCGGTTGGTTTCATGTCGTCTTTAGCCGGGATGATCTTCTCAAAGTTCTTTATCCCCAATACCTCCAGCATTTGACGGTGTAGATATGCCAGATCGTACAGTTGCGGTGCGCCTTGAGCCATTTGCATGGCCGCTTGGTACTGCACAACCTTCTGCGCCATTGTTGATGCGTTGGGGTCGGATACTGGAATGACATCAACTTGATCGTAGTCAGATTGCTTGGCCTTACGATCCCCAGACTCTGGCTCGTAGTTGTACTCCGTGGGGGTGTTGTCCCGAATAATCAGCTTTAGGAGTTTGAACTCCTGCTTCATGGCGTAATGAATCCGCGCCTGAACCGCTGACATAACTTTCAGCAGCCGCTCAAGCACAGCCAACGTCGTGCCTACTGGGGCTTGTGCTGACATATCCGACATATTCAAATCAGCAGTAGCAGCAAACCTCTGCCCATCCAGCACGATCTTGTCCATCAACATGGATAGCGTCTGGCTTGGTTCCTTGTAGGGAAGGGGTAAGATATTGTCACGGATCGCGCCGGAGGGCACATCTACGTCCCTGAACTCCCCCGGTGCAATGGGCGTGTCATCACCCTTGATCCGCAACCCCCGAGATTTCAATCCACCCGGCAAGTTCGATAGCGTCCCTGCATCAACAAGTTGCCTAAGGAGCGATGTCGCGGCCTGTGTGTGCCCACCAATCAGGTGGATCAGGCCGAAGTAGTAGAACCCGAAGCCGGGGATGTATCCATAGTGTACGAAGTGTTGGCGCTTTAACTTCTTCTTGTCATCCTCCAACCAATTACGGCGGATAGCCAGTATCGTCTGCGTACCCTTCTCAATGGTTACTACGTAGGGCAACGCAATGCCTGTTGGCTCGTCATCGTCGTCAACGTCCTCGTAGCCTTCCAGATCAATGTCAACGTGCATCTCAAGAAGCTGGAAGCGGTCATCCACGGAAGCGTTGAACCCCTGCTCTTGGGCTTTTTGCTTTTCTACATCGTCCATCGTCCTTACCGGTTCACCAAGCTCTACGTCCCGGTAGAACCCCGCCACCTGCAACCGGCGCATGTCGTTCTCTGTCTTACGCATCCGGTGCGTAACCCGCTCGGCTGAATCAAGGTTCATTGCACCGTACGGAACCACAATGTCTTCTGCGGGGATAAATGGTGCCGAAGCCCGGTCAATAGATGGGTCGAAGTAAATCTTCTTGAAGGCGTTGCCCGACAGACACATGGAGATCAGCATCCGCTCATGCTCCGGGCGGTACTCCTTCATCACCTCAGTCAGTTGGTAGTTCATGTCATCTTGCACACGAACCGCCGCCTCTTTCTTATCCGGGGTTTCTTTCCCGATGATTAGCGTCTTGACCGGCCCCATCGCGGGGAATGTCTCCATGATGGTTTCAGACTGGAACTTGACCGCTGACTCCATCAACAGGGGGTGGAACACCCCACAAGCACCGGGCCACGGCTCAGTACGTTCTTCGTACTTCAGGCCAAGCAGCTTCAAGCCCTTGACGTAGGTGTCCAGCCAGTCTTTGCGGGACGAGACGTCCGACTCGTAGTCCCCCAGCAGGTCCCCCGCCAGTGTTGCCAACTCCCGCTCACTTATTACTTCGGCAAGGTTATCCCCAAAAGCTGCTTCAACTTCATCTTTATCAGATAAAATTTCTTCGCCGTTAATACTCACCGACTCCGGGTTCACGATCTCTATCTCAAGCGCCGGTTCTTCTGCGGCAAGGGCTTCCAACCCTTGCGGGGCTTGGTATAGTGCTTTGTCCATATTAGCGGCCATAATTTATCCTTTAGTAGTACCCGAGGTTTCGTCGGGACTTGAACTTCTTTATCGGGTCTTTCTCATCGCTTGCCAACCGCAAGAACCCGCCCTGTCGGAACCTCATTAACGCCAGCGTTGTTGCATCCACCAAGTCATCGTGCGCTCCCGCCGGGAACTCTGCAACCTCATCAACCAACTCCTCTGCCCAGCGAGTCTGTGGGGCCCAGACAATCCCAGAGGCAAAAAAGTCTGATACCGAGTGCAGCCGCGCTATCTTATCCTGCCCCTTGCTTGGGGTGTATTCTTGTACTGGAATACCCATGGCCCGTAGCTCATAGATCAGCGGTGCCCCAGAAGCCTTTTTCTCCACAATCAGCGACACCGGGGTGCGCTCCGTATTCCACTCATTGTAATGCTCCAGCGCCACTTTTTTTAGCTCCGGGAACTCCATCCGATCCTTGAAGCTATCCAGCACGATTATGTTGGCGGCACCGATAGGGTTATCGTGGGGGTCTTTCTCCGGCCACCATACTCCCCATGTCGTACACGCACTATAGTCTGCCCGGTTGTGTTTCTCAAACGCCGTGTCCCAAGACTGGATAATAAAGTCGCACCGGGGGGGTTTCTCATCCTCCCACACCCGCCACCACTCCCGCTTCACGATGGCCCCTTCTTCCGAGGTGGGGTTTTGCATGTACTGCGCCGACCACTGGTAGGTTGGCATTGAGGCTTTGGTTTTAAGGAGCGCCTCCAGTGACCACTGCTCAGGCCATAAGGACTTCACTACTGTCTGGATGTCCCCCTCCTCGTCCTTGACCTCCTTCTCCAGCAACGCGGGGAACTCTACCACCTCGTACTGGTCTGACCCCTCGTTCATGACCATATCTTTAACCACCCGGCCAGTCAGATCATTGGTAGCCCACCGGGTTTGGACGATTGCAATGCGGCCCCCCGGCATCAGACGGGTTCTTGCCCCGGTAGTGAACCACTCGTAGGCTTTGTCGAACACATCAAGGTTGCCGTTGATGATGTCTTGCTCGTT